GATGTGGCTTGGAACACTTTGACAGCCCTATTTCAGGAGCGTGTCGAGTCCGGGCTCGACATGCCTTCTGATGTCTTTAGTACTTGGATTAAAGACACAACTAAAATAACCCGTAAATAATGGAGAAACGATGATGGCTAATGAAGCAATGGTAAAAAAACCGTTGACTAATGGTTCTGTCGCTTTGTTTGGAGATGATCTAGACAAAGGTTTTGAAAATATGACGCAACAAGATCTTGCGTTACCTTTCATAAGAATACTTGGTCAACTATCACCACAGGTAACTGAAGGTGATTCTAAATACGTAACAGGTGCTAAACCTGGTATGATATACAATACAGTTACGAATGAACTGTATGATGGTAAAAAAGGAATTAAAGTTATTCCTTGTTACTATAAGAAAGACTATCCAGAGTGGTCTGATAGAGGAGAAGGATCTGCAGCTCCGGTTGCATTACATGCTCCTAACAGTCCTGTGATAGCTACAGGTAAGAGAGAAGGATCTAAAATTAGATTACCTAATGGTAACTATTTAGAAGAGACTGCTTCTTACTATGTAATGGTAGAAACTAAAGCAGGTGGTTATACTCCAGCTTTAATTACCATGAAATCAACTCAACTCAATGTGAGCAAGAAGTGGAACGCAATGATGAAAACTGTTCAGATTCCTGACGGTAAAGGTGGATTTGCAGTTCCTCCAATGCATGGTGTTGTATACAACTTATCATCTAACTTACAAAAAAATGATAAAGGTAGTTGGTATGGTTGGGTAGTAACACAAGATCGAATTTTAGAAACGAAAGATAAATCTTTGTATTTAAGTGCAAAAGGTTTTTCTGGCGACGTTAAAAGAGGATCGGTGCAAACAAGAGCTGATGTAGAAGATAAAATAACAGAGAACGTACCGTTCTAGGTTAATTAAGAAACGGGGCTCGGTAATACGGGCCCCAACAAATATGGCATTTATGAAAGAAAAATTTAAAGAAATATTTACTGGCTTTAAAACAGCTTATGGTCAGTATCAAAAAGGTGAGCGCGGAGAAAATGGAAAGCAAAAAGGAAAAGCATTCATTGTTAGAAAAGAAGTTGTTGATAAGTTATGGGAAGATCATCTTAATGGTGTTGATCCTGCTCTTGGTATTATTCCTATTAATGAAGATAACAACTGCAAGTGGGGTTGTATTGATGTTGATCAGTATAATCTTAATCATACTGAATTAATAAAAAAGATAAGAGGTTTAAAACTTCCACTCATAGTTTTCAGATCAAAGTCTGGTGGAGCACACATATTTTTATTTACTAAAGAATTTATATCTGCATCGTTGATGCAGTCTACACTTAAAAAGATTTCAGATGCATTAGGATATCAAGGAGTTGAGATATTCCCTAAACAAACTGAAATACTTGTGGAACGTGGGGACACAGGTAATTTTTTAAATTTACCCTACCATAACCAAACAAAAGGACTACGATATGCGTTCGACGATAATGGCACCGCTTTGTCACTTGAGGAATTTTTTAAGCTCTATGATATTTATGCGTGCAGCAGGGAAGAAGTTGAGAAAATTCAAATCAAAGAAGAAAAGGTAGAAGAAGCATTTAAAGATGGGCCTCCATGTTTAAATAGATTAGCTCGCGACGGCTTTGGCGAAGGATCTAGAAACAATGCATTGTTTAATATCGCCATATATTTTAAACAATCAGATCCAGATTTTTGGCAAGATAAAGTCGTTGCAGCTAACTTAAATTACATGAATCCACCATTACCTAATAGTGAAGTTCAACAGTTATTAAAATCAATTGGTAGAAAAGGTTATGATAAATATAGATGTAAACTTCCACCTATTGTAGATGTTTGTAATCCATCTTTATGCAGAACTAAAAAGTTTGGTGTGGGTTTAGATGAAGAGAGTATGCCTGCTTTAAATAATTTAATAAAATATAATTCTAATCCACCACAATACTTTTTAAATGTAGGAGAAGGAGATGAAGAAAAAAGAATAGAATTAAAAACAGAACATTTAGCAAATCCAGTTATGTTCTCTATTGCAATACTTGAAAAAGCAGATCTTGTTATACCAAAATTAAAAGACAAAGATTGGAGAGAATTTTATTTGAAACCATTAATAGATAAAATGCAAACAGTAGAACCTTTAGAATCATTAGATCCAATGAATCAGATAACATCTTTATTACAAGATTGGACTACGAATAGACAGAATGCAAGAACAATGGATGATATATTTAATAAACTTCCATACACAGATGATAAAAGAGAATTTACTTATTTTAGAATGGAAGACTTTTTTAATTTTTGTAAGAAGAATCATTGGGAAATGGATAAGGCAAAGACAGGTAATTTATTAAAACAATTAAAAAATATATTTGTAGAAGAAGTTAGAATGAAGATTAAAGGTCAAGAACCTAGATTGGTTAAGATTAAAACAATGAAGAAGATAGATCCAACAATATCACAAGTCAAATATCATGAAGAACATTTTTAATGATAGGAATAAATTGGTTTTTAAAATACAGATTATTAAAACAAGAATTGGAAAAAGTAAAATTACAAAAACAAATATTAGAAAGGAGGTTAAAGAAATATGAAAACAATAATATTAGGTCCACCAGGAACAGGAAAGACTACAACATTATTAAACTTGGTTGATGAGTTTATAAAAAGTGGAACACGACCACACGAGATAGGTTATTTTTCTTTTACCAAGAAAGCAGCCAGAGAAGCAGCAACAAGAGCTTCTGAAAAATTTGGATTAAGTATAGAACATGATTTAATATATTTTAAAACACTTCATTCTTTAGCTTTTAAAATGTTAAGTATGACTAAAGATAGGATGATGAGTCCAGAAGATTATAAGGAGTTTGGAGTTAAATGTAACATACCAATAAAAACTGCATCTTATTCTGATGAGAATGGTATCTTTAATTCAGATAATGAATATTTAACTATCATCAATACAGCTAGAATTAAAAAAATAGATTTAATGGATTGTTATGATTCAAGAAAGAATCTATTAGATATAGAAAGAGATACTTTGTTTTTGTTAGATCAAGAATTAAAAAGATACAAGAAAGAAAAGGGATTAAAAGATTATACTGATTTAATAGAAGAGTTTGTTGAAAGAGATTTATCACCACAGTTTAAGGTATTATTTATAGATGAAGCACAAGATTTATCGCATTTACAGTGGGAAATGGTCAAAACTATATGGAAAAAAGCAGAAAAAACATACATTGCAGGAGATGATGACCAAGCCATTTTTAAGTGGGCTGGAGCCGATGTAGATCACTTTATAGCGCTAAAAGATGAGGTGGATGAGATTAAGGTTCTTAATCAATCATATCGTATTCCTGGTGGTCCTATACATGAATTATCGCAAAGAATTATATCAAGAATAAAGAATAGATATGAAAAAGATTATAAACCGCGCCAAGAAACAGGTATTTTAAAATATCATACGGATATTACTCAATTAGATATGTCCAAAGGAGAATGGACAGTTCTTGCATCAGCTAATTATTTTTTAGATGGTGTAAAAGAATTGTGTGAATTACAGGGTTGGTATTACCAATACAAAGGATTTAACTCTATTAAAATAGAACTATTAGTAGCATTAAGTAATTGGGAAGACTTTAGAAAAGGTATGCCTTTAAATTACTTACAAATTAAAAATATATATAAATATCTTGGAGCTTATGTTGCACCAAAATATAGAGATGCTAAAACATTAAAAGTTGAAGAAAGTTATTTAATAACTGATTGCATGCAAAAACATGGTTTACTTACAAACGAAGTATGGTATAAGTCATTTGAAGGTGTTGATACAATTACAGAAAATTATATTCGTAATATGAGAGCAAATGGTGAGAAGATAAATAAAACTCCTAGAATTCTTATGTCTACAATCCACTCATTTAAAGGTGGTGAAAGAGATAATATTTGCATACTAACAGATTTAACAGCAGCAGCCATAAGACAAAATGAATATGATCCAGATGAATTACATAGATTATATTACACTGCTTGCACAAGAGCTAAAAAAGAACTTCACATAATAGAACCAAGAGATTTTAACAAAGCATACATTATATGAGCAATAAAGTATTTTTTAGACAAGTAGGTGGTAAACATTATAAACAAATGGTAATACAACCATCTGTCTTCATTAACGAAAATAATTTACCTTTTGCAGAAGGCAATGCAATCAAGTATATATGTAGACATAGATTGAAAGGAAAAAAAGAAGATATATTAAAAGCAATTCATTATTTAGAAATGATATTAGAAAGAGATTATAAAGATAAATGACACGAACATATCAACAACCTTTATTCGTTCCGGAAACGGAATGGGTGATGCCAGAGGAATTAAAAGACTTACGTGGTCATAAAGAAATAGCTGTGGATCTTGAAACACATGATCCTTATTTAACAGAATTAGGATCGGGGAACGTAATTAAAAATGGTAAAATAGTTGGTGTTGCTGTGGCCGTAGAAGGTTGGTCAGGTTATTATCCATTTGGTCATTATCTTGGTGGTAACATGGACGAGAAATTAGTTTTAAATTGGTTAAAAGATTTATTCAAACAAGAAGAAACAACATTTATATTTCATAATGCAATTTATGATGTGTGTTGGTTGAGATCTTATGGAATACAAATCAAAGGTACAATCGTAGATACAATGATAGCAGCATCTTTGGTTAATGAAAATAGATTAAGTTATAGACTAGATACACTTGCAAAAGAATATTGTGGTTTAGGTAAAGATGAAAAAGTTTTAAATGAAGCAGCAAAAGAATATGGAATCAATCCTAAAAAAGATTTATGGAAACTTCCATCTATGTTTGTTGGTCAATATGCAGAGAGAGATGCGGAAGCTACATTAAAACTTTGGCAGCGTATGAAAATAGAATTAGAAAATGAACAGGCATGGGATGTTTTTAATTTAGAAACAAAATTATTTCCTTGCCTTGTAGATATGAGATTCAAAGGTGTAAGGGTAGATTTAGAAAAAGCAGAAAAAATTAAGAAAAGATTAATACAAGAAGAAAAGAAATTGTTGTTTAAAATCAAGGAGTTAACCAACGTTGATGTAGAATTATGGGCCGCAGCATCTATTGCAAAGGCATTTGATGTACTTAAACTTCCATATGATAAAACAGAAAAAACAGGAGCTCCTAGTTTTACTAGAAACTTTTTAGCAAATCATCCTCATGAACTTGCACAATCAATTGCAAATGCAAGAGAGATAAATAAAGCGCATACAACTTTTATAGATACAATCACAAAACATTCTTTCAAAGGAAGAATACATGCAGAGATAAATCAAATACGATCTGATGATGGTGGAACTGTTACAGGAAGATTTTCAATGTCTAATCCAAACTTACAACAGATTCCAGTAAGACATAAAGAATTAGGTCCATTGATTAGATCAATATTTATTCCAGAAGAAAATTGTAAGTGGGGAGTATTTGATTATTCACAACAAGAACCAAGAATATTAGTTCACTATGCAATCTTACAAAATTTAGAAGGTGTTGATGAAATTGCAAAAGCATACGAATCAGGAGAAGCAGACTTTCATGCAAGTGTTGCAAAGATGGCAGGAATTGAAAGATCACAAGCTAAAACAATTAATCTTGGATTGATGTATGGTATGGGTAAAAATAAATTAATGGCTGAACTTGGTTTAATGAAAGATGATGCTGAAAAATTAATTAGACAGTATCATACTAAAGCTCCTTTTGTTAAAAAGAGTATGGATAATACAACAAGGAAAGCAGAAAAAGATGGAAGAATTAGAACATTAGGTGGTAGAATTTGTAGGTTTGACCTATGGCAACCAATTGAATTTGGTGTAAATACTCCACTTCCACTTGAACAAGCTAAAAAGAAATATGGAGATTTTTTAAAAAGAGCATTTACTTATAAAGCTTTAAACAAATTAATACAGGGATCTGCTGCTGATATGACTAAAAAATCTATGGTAGCTTTATATGAAAATGGAATTATACCTCACATGCAAATACATGATGAAGTTGATATATCAGTAGATTGTGAAGAAACAAAAAATAAAATAATAGAAATTATGGAAAATGCAGTTAAATTAAAAATACCAAATAAAGTGGATTGTGAATTAGGAGATACTTGGGGTGATATTAAATAATATACAATGTCTTATTTAAATGCTAATATACCACCCATATACTGTAAAATAAGGAGAGAATATCTATATGACTTACGAAAACATCAAGGAGAAACTGAAGATTGTGTGGTCTTTGCTATTGCAAGTATTCCAGGGCGTGCGATCTTATTTCATGCTTTACTTACGAATGGTGCAATATATTGGCGGCTTCCTATCTCTGCTTTTATTCAAAGAGGAAACAGCACTACTGTGTATCAATCACAAATGGAACATCAAACTCTCGACGATCTTGAGTTGTGGAATTCATTTAGTTATTATCCTGCTGTTACTGTTTTTGATTTTTTAATTGGTCAACGCTGTAAATACATAGGTAAGAACAAAAAGTTTTATCATGGAGAATATTTATTCACTGTGGATTGGGCACATCCGGAACCTAATATCATCGATACTGAACATTCTGAAATTCCCGATCAGCATAAGTGTGCTCACATTTTGGCTCTTGATAACGGTAATTATGCAGCTCAACCTAATAATCGTATTTTGTGGAGTGTTCCTAGCTTTACATCTTCAACACATTGGCCGGATTATAAAGTCCAAACTACGTATTGGAATGTAGAAAATAAAGATTGGAAGACAGATGATTCTGATGATATGTTCTACAATATAGATGCCAAAGAAAACAAAAAAATTTAGAAAACCATTACAGCTCGCTGCTAGAATTGAGCATGGCATATGTCCTTATTGCAATTTATTATCCCCTTTGTTATTTTTATATAAAGATTTTTACAGATGTTCTTTGTGTGGAGAAGAAGTAGAACAATATATTAATGGAGTTATTAGATACATTCCAATTACAAGTAGTAAAAGAATTGGTTTAATGACAGAAATAAAAGATAATGGCGCGTAAAGTTCAATCAGGTTCAGGCACATTTATTAAAAAAACTAATAAAAAACGTCCGGGACGTCATGCTAAAAAACCTAATAAACGTAATCGAAGAAAAGAATATAAAGGTCAAGGGAGAAAGTAATGAATGCCCGCCCTAGTTGTACTAGGACGAGCAAACAAAAGGTGTGAGAAGAGATGTCCACAATACCTTAAAAATAAATATCTTGCAACACTTGTTTTTATAGTATAACTTCCCATATCACATATGCAGAAAGCATAATAAAATAAACAAAAGGAGAAGAAATGGCAGACCCAAATAAATATAAGTCAGTATCAGTAAATATAAAAGCATACAACGCTTTATCATATTTAACAGGTAAATTAACTGACGCTGATTTAAGTATTAGTAAAGTTATAGAACATCTTGCAATCAAAAACGCTAGATCAAAAGGATATAAAAATGGAAAACAAAACACATAAAATTATTTGTCATGACTGTGGTGGTAATGGTTATCGTAGAGATTGCTATGGTGAAGTTTATCAATGCAAAAATTGTAAATCACAAGGAGAGATAGCATTAACCGAAGAAGAGATGTTAGAGAACATTGATGATGCAGGGGCCCTTGTATGAATTTAGATAACTTTGAACCAAACTATTGGTTATTATTTATTGTCATTACTTGGTTATTATTAATATTAACTATAGTGATGTATACATAATGTTAAACATAAAGTTGAGAGAAGATCTTTGTAAGTTTGCTTGGGATGCTGTAAACAAAAGAAATTTTGGTAATAGATCTGTTGGCGCGAACGGAAGTAAAGAACAACAATACACAGGCATTCTTGGCGAAGCAGTAATCTATGATATTGTTTATGGTAAACTGCCCGAGTATAACGAAGCGGGGATCGTTGATATTGTTATCAACAATAAGAAAGTAGATATCAAAACAATGGGCCGAACAGTTTATATGAAACCAGATTATGTTCACAACTTTGTTGGTTATCAAAAAGATTTCCCAAATGACATTTATATATTTAACAGTATTGTAAAGAAAGATAGAACAATTCAAATATGTGGTTGGCTACCAAAAGAAGAATTTTTTTTAAAATGTGATTTTTATAAAAAAGGAGAAGATCGTTTTAGAACTGATGGTAGTTCATTTAAAACTAAAGCACCTTTGTATGAAATAAAAAATAAAGAGTTAAATTCAATTTCTATTGAAGATGATGTTAGAAAGATTGGTTTATGAGAAAAAACAAAAAGAATAAAGAATTAGAACTTGAGATAATCTATGGAGAACTGTTTGATAAGATGGTTGAATTAGTTTTAAGAACCAATGAACCACAAATGGTTGCATCTACTATGATGGCTCAAGCTCTACGATTATATAAAACAGTATTTAAACATGAAGGAGAATTTAGAGAAGTTGTTGAAACAGTTCTAAAACAATCTGAAAGTATAGAACCCTATAACCATCAAACTTTACATTAATGACAACTAAAACAATAAAAGGTGTATGTTCAGAATTAATAGCAGCTCAAGAATTTTTAAAGAAAGGTTATTATGTTGCTAAATCATTGGATCCACAATGTCCGTTTGATATTGTGGTTGTTAATAAAAAAGGTAAAGCCCGTTTACTTGATGTTAAGACCGTATCTCGTCGTAAGAGCCAAAGTTATAACTGTAAACCAGGAGACACAATTAATCGTTATGTATCGAAAAAACAAAAAGCGTTGGGCGTTAAGATATATTACGTGGATGGAAATTAGAAATTTTATTATTGGAATGATTATATTATCTTACATTATTAGAGCGTTCATATCATGAAACACAATCCTAAATTCATCTACCCTAAATCCATTAGATCGTTAATAGATGATAAACGACACTATGAGATTGGTACAACAAAACTACCATCGGTAACCACTATTCTTTCTGCAACGATGCCGGAAGAAAAAAGAAAATCCCTTGATGCGTGGAAATTACGAGTTGGTGCTACCGAAGCGCAGAAAGTAGTTACGACCGCAGCTAACCGTGGAACGGCATTACATACTATTTTAGAACATTTTATAACAGGACAAGGTTATCTTGATTTAACTGATACGGGCCGGAATGCACATAACATGGCTCAAACTATCTTTGAAAAAGGATTAAAAGATAAAGTTAGTGAATACTATGGCACAGAAGCTACCCTATTTTACCCAGATCTATATGCGGGAGCAACTGACATGGTTGCAATTCATAATGGACAAGACAGTATTATTGACTTTAAACAATCAAATAAACCGAAGCGAAGAGAGTGGATCGAGGATTATTGCTTACAACTTGCAGCTTACGCAATGGCACATAACACAGTTCACGGAACAGAAATCCAAAAAGGTGTTGTGATGATGGTAACACCAGATAGTTATTATCAAGAGTTTATTATAGAGGGAGAGGAACTTAAAAAATATAAGCACGAATTTTTAAAAAGAGTTGATGAATATTACAATAATATCAAGGGTTTAAGTACTGTTGACAAATCTGATAAAATAGACACAATGAAAGGATATAACTAATGAGCAGCTACAGGACTGCAACCTTATCTAAACAGATAAGCTAAAAATCAACTAACATCGCAGGAGGAATAAGTGAATAATTTAAAAGATTATATACTGATTTACGGAGTTGCAATCGTTATTTGGGTTATTATTATACTGTTTGTTGTGTTCTCACAGCCCGCCTTTGGCTATACAAATAACACAGAATTCATACAATCTGTCAATAAATGCGCGGATTATTTAGAAAGAGGAATGAAGAAAGAAGACAAAATACCACGAAAATTATTACTAGCTCAAGCAGCATTGGAGTCTAATTATGGTAGATCACGTTATGCCAAAGAGGGAAACAATTTAATGGGCATTTACCAGTTTAAAAATTTACATACTGGTATGACCCCAAGGGGTAACCCAAATGCACCCTTTAGAGTGGCTAAATTTCAATCTAAATGCGATTCTATAAAGTATTACATGAATTTGTTAAACACGAAAGATGCTTATGTTTCTTTTAGGAATGAACGGTTATTACAATCTAAACTGCGCGTGAATGATGTAAATAGATACTTTCACCTGTTATATAACTATTCTACTAACAAGGAATACCCACAGTTATTGATTAGAACTCACAAGGAAATTGTTGCTTTAGGGTTTTAATGTGGGGATTTTTAGGCCCCACACCATTTGCTACTCGTCTTCGTCTTCTTCTTCATCGTCAAAGTCCTCATCTTCGTGATCGCATTGTTCGATGTCGTTGATCTTATCCTCTAATAAATCGATGTTTTCTCTGATTGTATCTAGGATATCTTCGATTGATTGTTTCTTTTTTGCCATTAGTTATTACCCCCTTCGCGCTTCGCTAATATCAGATCATTATGGCAGGTCAATGGAATATTGAGCTCGAAACGCGGAGCGTTGATTTATATAGCTTTTTTGTATTTACGCCACCATAAGGGAGATTTTGGGGGGTACGAAATAAAAAAAAATATTTTTCGAGGGGCGTGGCGGGTGGCTTTCGTGGCGTAAAAGTTCCAGAAGTGTTGGTACATAATGATTCTAGACGATTTTGAGGTCCGCCACCGAAAAAAAAGTGTTGGCGTGCAACGATTCTGGAGGGGCTTAAATCAACGATTCGCCACGGCGGGAATATCCTATTGATTTATATACATATTTTAGACTGTTCATTTTAGTGGGTAAA